GATTGGGACGTGCCTGACGATTACTTAGAGGCATACCAGGAGGATTACTCTAATAAGAGTGATGAACTATTTAAGATACTAGAAAAAATGGAGGAAACTAATGAAACTATTTAACAAGCAACAGCAAGACGTATTCGCACGACTAGATGAACTAATGGTGCGTATGGCAAGTGACGAAACGTATGACGAATACATTGTAATCAGAGGAGGTATGAACAATGGATAACGAACAAACTTGGAGAGGTGAGGCAATCTCTTGGCACGCAACTGACCTTTACGAAATGGGTTACGTCAAGAGTGAGGACGAATGGAATGAATTTTGTAAACTATTATGTGACACGGTTCAGATACAACTAGAGGGGGCAACCAATGGGTGACAGATTTAGTTTCGGTGTTGTAGATGAGGGCGGTGACGTGTTGTATCTGTACTCTCATTGGGGTGGTGACACGTGGCACAATGACCTTAAGGGTGCTATCTGGAAGGCAGGTATCAGGTCTAAAGCCCCTGACTATGCCAATAGAATCCTTATCTCTCACCTAATCGGAGATAGTTGGGATAGAGATAGCGGTTTTGGATTTAGTATTAACAACGCAACAGATACAGAGTATGGATACATACCTATCGTGGACTTTCACAAGAGCACGGTTACATTCTATGAATTTAAGGATGAGTTAGGTGATGCGATACTTAAACTTTCAATCCTTGATTACATAAGTACGGATGATGAGATACACGCTATGTTGCGCCACGCACAGGATGCACTAGAGGAGGCTAGACCTGATGTCACCGTATGAATTAGATGATGATGAGATACACACCGTATACACACAGGATGTGTATGTATGTAAGCGGTGTGGATTGAATGACCCCTGGCACGCTTGCGAGGGGAGACCAGACAATGAGTGACACAATGCACTGTGATTGGGTATGGCAAGATACCCGTGACGGTTACCACTATTGGACTTGTAATGAGCACGGCTGTGTGGATTCAGAAGAGATAGAGGTGGACTTAGATGAGGAATGAAGTAAAGTATCCCAGGTATGACGGCACACAGAACTGTGCACGTATGGGTGTGGATGTGTTCTATCAGGACTATGACAACAAGACCACAGCGCAGGAGGTAGCAGACTTAAAAGAGTTTTGTTCCAACTGTAACATCTTGGTTGAGTGTGCAGACTACGCTATTAAGCACGAGAAGTATGGTTTCTGGGGTGGCACTACACCGTATGAGAGACGTGTTATCCGCAACAAACTAAACATTAGATTAAATCTACCAGAGAATGATTGGACTAAGAAGTAATGGTAATTAGTACAGTTGAGAAAGAGAATGACGTATACGAAGAGATACACGTTGAGGTTGAACCTGACCACGCATCTGTATTCCTAGGCAACACGCATTTCTTTATGCACCGCAAGACATTTGAACGCTTGCTATTCACCATGCAAGGTGCACTATTAGAGGAAGAACTACTAGCAGGGCAACCTAATGATTAGTGAAGTGCTTGACTGGTTGATGTTCGCATTCATCCTGTTGCTTGTATACCTAGCAGAGAAACAATGAGGACACGTAAGAAAGAACTAGAGGCTATCGCTGATGTCCTTGAGCAGGAACACCATGACGTGGTGTATCTAGCAGAGATTATCTGGAAGATGATAGATGACATGCGCCGTGACCGTGAACTCTACGTGGTAGGTGTGAACTATCAAGGTGTCGGACAGTTTCTATTCGGTGCGTATGAGTCAGAGACTATGGCTACCAAGGATTACGAGGGACGAGGTAACATCCGTGCTCTCAAGCAGGGTGACATAGCCAAGGTATTTAAACTGCTTGCACCTACCAAGGTGTTCGCAGATACTGACGAAATACAAGGAGACTTGTTTGACATAAGGTAATTCTTATGGGAAAATAAGTATGGCTGTCGTGGTTGAGCAGTGATTTTTTCACCTCCATGTTTCATCACTGCTCCCACGACATGCCGTTTACGATTTGACAACCACCAAACATGGGCTATAACTTAACAACACAACAACAACACGTGTTCTGCTAAGGCAGAACCAATAATAGGTTCGCCTTTAAGGGCGAACATTAGAAACAGAGGACAGTTGATTAAGGTCAATGGGTATGAACTACCCACACACGTTAGCCATAGCCAGATAGGAACTTACAATTCCTGTGGTCATAAGTATTGGTTACAGAAAGCATTGAACGTATCCGAAGGTCAGACATGGTGGTTGGCTGGTGGTGTTGCTGTTCACGAAGCAACCGAAGCCTATGACCGTCAACTATGGGAACTTGAGGGACGATAATGTCACAGCAAGAATTAATTCCTGTAGCCCAAACACCTGAAGAGTTGTGGTCTACCTACTGGGAAGCCAATGTAACCCGTCAGCGTGCCGTACAGGGGCAGGAAGACACATCCCAGTGGCGTGCTGGTGGTCGCTCAACCATAGCCAATCCTAATAAGGAAGACGGTACATGGTGGCAAGCCAATGGCTTGGGTATGCTCAACAACTGGATTCAATTCCGTGAGTCAGAGCATCTCAAACTATGGGTCACACCTCAAGGTGTACCTGCCATTGAACTTATGTTCAACATAAATTTAGATGGAGTCATGGTCAAGGGAGCACTTGACCGTATGATGGAACTACCAACTGGTGAGTTGGCTGTACTAGACATCAAGTCTGGTGCACGTATGCCGTCATCTGACTTCCAATTAGGCATCTATGCCGTAGCAATGGAGGAAACATTCGGCATTCGTCCGAAGTTTGGTATCCATTGGGACGCACGCAAGGGTGCAACATCAGAGTTAATCAACCTAGACAAGTGGACACGTGAGCGTGTCTCCGAGATTGTAGGAATGTTTGACAAGGCTCGGAGAGAGGGTATATTCGTACCTAACTTTGACCACTGTAAGATGTGTAACTTTACAAACGATTGTAAATACCAGAATGGAGACAAGTAATGGAAAAGAACTACGTTGTAAACGTAAAGACAAGCAAGGGTACTATCGTCACAGCACGTGGTGACAGTGCCGAAGAACTAATCGCTAACGTCAATGCGCTAGTAGCACAGGGTGCACCTGATGCAATCAGCACACTTGAAGAAGCATTCACTGGTGTATCAACACCACGTGTACTAGCAACCGACCCAGTTGCTATCGTCCAAGCATCCCTAGGTGGGGAAGTTGTTGCGGAAGTACCAGCATTTGCACCTAAGGCACCACCAGTACAGGCATCAGCACCTAGTGCAGGTGACAAGGCTTGCATCCATGGAACCATGGTCAAGCGCACAGGTAACGGTGCTAAGGGTGAATGGCGTGGATACTTCTGCCCAACCCCAAAGGGTACACCTGACCAATGCTCTGCCTCGTTTGCTAACCGCAACACACCAGAGTGGAACAGTTTCTAGTACCGAGTTACTAGGAAAACATAACTGAATAACAAATGTCTGTCCTGCTGGAGGGGAAGCCAGTCAGTACAGATAGGGGTGTAGGTCCGAAAGCCTACTTACTGTGCAAGTCAGTACATCCCACGCTTAACAAGGAGGACAAATGAAAACATTAAGCCGTTCGGTAGGACGTTCGGACATTGGTGGAGAACCAATGCCGTCAGTCTTTCGCACGTTTGAAGAGAACAAGATTATCTTTAGACGTTCGGAAGTATCACTAATTGCAGGTACACCTGGTGCTGGTAAGTCAACGCTTGCCCTAGCACTAGCCCTACGTATGCAAGCACCAACACTGTACGTGTCAGCAGATACCAATGCTCACACCATGGCAATGCGTTTGTATTCCATGATTGAGGGTGTATCACAGACAGATGCAGAGAAGATTATCTCCGAGCAACCTGACCTAGCCAAGCAGAAGTTGGCGCAAGCCAAGCACATCTACTGGTCATTTGATTCATCACCTAGTTTAAACGACTTGGATGATGAGGTAACTGCACTAGAAGAAACGCTTGGCGAAAGCCCTGCACTAATTGTTGTTGATAACTTAATGGACATTAACATGGACGGTGGCGAAGAATTTGGGGCGATGCGCAGTGCGCTCAAGGAACTTAAGTATCTGGCACGTGATACGAACGCCGCTGTTGTGGTACTGCATCACACTAAAGAAGGATATTCTGGTACGCCATGTCAGCCTAGGTCAGCAGTCCAAGGAATGGTTAACCAACTACCAGCCCTCATTCTTACGGTGGGACAACAAGACGGAATGCTTGGTGTTGCCAGTGTCAAGAACCGTTATGGTAAGGCTGACCCTTCGGGTAATAGCCCAGTGTGGTTGCAATTCCTGCCAGAATATATGTTCATTGCAGACCTAGAGGACGCACGATGAAAGCACTTGATGGACCAATGAAGGGTAAAGAGTACACTGTGCCAGATGGTGTGCTTCGTGTGATTGACCATTGGTATGACGATTTAATCTACTTACACAAAGTAACCTACATGCGCACTGATGAAGGCTGGGTGCTGGAAACACATGAGAGCGATGAACCAATACCGACTCGCTCAGAGTTACAGCAAGCCATTGAACGTGTGCGTGAACTGCATAAACTTCGTATTGAAGTTAATCAAAATGGATTTTCAAACGATACTTGCAATGGTTGTTATGACGAAGATTCTTCAACTGGCGAACAATTCCATCACGATTATCCTTGTCCAACTATCAAAGCATTAGATGGTGAGCAGTAATGGAAAAGGCAACAGATGAGGGCAAGGTTGATTACGTTTATCAGTGGATACAGAAGCGTACCAACTGGATTCCAGAAGATTCAGATAATCCTGTAGATAAAGAACACATACAAACATTAATTGCAATGATGACTGTGCAAATCATCAATGACTGGGGAATTGTACGGGCTGCCGAAGCAGGA